TTGTCATCTAGTGTTGCCATTACTTCAGCAAGAAAAATACAATCATGTCTTCTTGCTTCTTCTTTAGTTAGCATAATAGACTCACCTGTGAATCTATTCTTTCGCTCTTCTGTTTTATTGTTTGTATTTGTATTTGTCATATAGGATTATCCTAGTCTAGTTCGGTCCTGTTGTCAACCCTTTCAATTTGACTAGTTGTATAAGTTCCACCATTCCACGAGTCGTGAGTCGTGGTTGTTTTCTCATAACCCCCACTCTCTCGCCTGTGTCTAATAAACTCAATCGGTCTACCTTGTTCAATGTTTTCCATATTAACATTTAACCATTCACTCTCACAACCTTGACTGCAAAAGTATTTGGCTCTTGTGTGGTATTCGTTAGAGTTATCTCTAGTCCATAATGCGTATCTTCCACGAACAACACCTCTAGATTTTAGAAACCTGTCCTGTGTAGTTCTAGTATGGCAAGTTGGTCCTTGGCAAAAATGTTTGTTAGGCATTATCTGGTAACCCCCCAAACATTGACATCACACCTGCAAAAGAAATTAATATTCCTATTACATAATGTTCGCCATGCATAAAAGTTATTACACCTAACATTGCCAATACAAAGCCTGTTAGTACCATTAGTAGTCTTGCTATTAATTCGCCATTCATTAGTGCCTCACTTTCCAAGATGTCGTGGCAGTTCTATATCCATGACTATCTAAATCGTAATAAACATAATATGGTACACCTTGTTTAGATGTTCCATACCTAGATTTTTCGTCATGCTTACCTTGTCTTGTTATGTGCTTCTTATGTTTAGAAGCCCAATAAGTTATGTAAAATGTTTTAGTCATATTTATTTCTCTCTTTCTATGGGTATCCTATACTAAATAGGATACCCTGTCAAATGTTAATTTACACTTTGTTGCATTTGTTGTCTTGCAATAGCAATCTTTTCATCTCTTGTTAAGACTTGTTTATCTTCCAAAAGACTAGCCAGATTTTCTGGACTATAAATTGATAAAGCCAAAGAACTACTTTCGTTCATCATTGTTTCATTTAAAACAACTCCGATTTTATCTGCAAGTGCTTTTGCTTGGTCAAATGTTCTATAAGATTTTAAACCTAATCTTAAAGTTTTCATCTTACCCTCAACATAAGAATACATTTGTTGATGTTCTTTAATTACATTGTCAGCACTAGCAACATACATCTTAAAAAAGTTTAGAGTATTCTCATCAACTTTGAATTGTCTTGAATGACAATAAGAACTACCAATAGTCCAAAGCTGAAAATCACTTTCCCATTTTGCAACAGGTTTAGTTATAGATTTATCTTCATTAGAAGAATTGCTAAAACCCAAATAAGTATTTACTGCACTCTCATCATTATAATACTTTGGATTTCTTTTTGAGTAGTCATCATTGATTGATAATTGAAAATCTGGGTTTAACCCCTTTGCTTTCAACTCATCACGATAATATGCTCTTGCAAAATTTCTACCCATGTTAAATCTTACATGAACTTCATCTTTGCTTTCATACTCTCTACCCTCATCATCAACTTTCATAATTGGTTTTTCAACCCAAAAACAATTATCTTGATACAACTCGCCACCACTTCTATTGTATTTAGAAATCATTCTTCTAATTGTATCAATGTCCTCTTGGGGTTGATGAAACCTTACAACTTTCTCAATCTGCTCTTTTGCTTTTTCTCTAATCAAGTCGTATTGTTCTTTTGCTTGTATCAATTTATCTTTTACTTTATCTTCGTAAAAAGATTGAAATTGGTCAGCAATCACTTTTCGCTTTTCTGCGTTAAGTGTTATCTTCTTTGTAGTCATATTTCCTCTTTCTATTTTATTTAACATGATTTGAAATTAGCACTTGACAAAAGGATTGTCAAGGATTATATATGATGTTCAGCCTCATTTGAATATTTATCGCTGAAACAAAACTATAAATATTCTGGGGACTTGCACCTACAAAAGCAAGTAGGATTATTGCCAGGGATACACAGACAACCTGGCCTGATCCCTGGTTGCTATACCATAGCCCGGTAAACATATGATACTATCGGGTCGGTCAATATAGGGAGCCCTAGAATAGCAACCTGGGATCAGATTTGGACGAGACATACAATAGTATTAAATGCACAGGTATGGTCTGGGCATCATCCAAAGCTGATCCCTGGTCCTTTCCATATACCAGCTTAATCATGAGGGCGGAAAGGACCTGGGATCAGTCAACGCGCCGCCGCCGCTAGAACACAGACAGTCTGGCGTTGGCTGGTCAGGTGATACAGCAATCCTGTTACAACGGGTTATGCCGTTGGCTAAAATACTGGATCCAGCTGGGATGGGCCGCGCATTGTGCGTGGACCCTGAAGCTGCAAGCAAGAAAGAAATTATGACTAGAAAAATTTATGAGACAAACGCCAACCATGGTCCGGAGTACAACAAAATTTTAATTAACCACTGGCGCTGGCTCGAGAGTCAAGGCCCAAGCTACAAGCAACAAGCCGCAAGCGCCAAGCTTCAAGCGGCAAGCTTGACAAGAAAGTTATATAGGAGTATAAAGGATTATGCAAAGAAAGAAAAAAACAAAACCAAAACCAACAATTGAAGATTACAAAGAAGCAATTCAAATCTTGATGGTTGACTATGCGGATGTCTGGGAGAAGACAAATACATTTAAAGAAGTAGATAAAAAACTTAGAAAGTTAGGAATATGAAAACAAGTGAAGCATTAAAAATTATAGGCGGCTCCCTGAGCAAGCCATCAAAGATGCCGGGCTGGTCAATAGGTTTACCTGCCAAAGAATGCAAGACTGGCGGCAAGCTACAGAAGGTCCCGGGCAGCGTCTGTTATGACTGTTACGCACTGAAGGGCTGCTACGTGTTTAAGGTTGTTCAGGATGCACAGTACAGGAGGCTGGCGGCTATAAGCTCACCGCAATGGGTTGAAGCAATGGCTCATCTGATCAACAGCAAGAAGCCCGATGTATTTAGATGGCACGATTCAGGCGATGTTCAAGATCTAGATCACTTACAAAAAATTTATGAGGTGTGCCAGCTCACACCTACAAAAAAGCATTGGATGCCAACTCGAGAAGCTTGGATTAAGGACCATCTTCAGGACAAGCCAAACAATTTAGTCATACGATTTAGTGCGCCCATGGTTGACCAGCGGGCGCCTGCTTCGTGGCCTAACTCTTCGGAGGTTGTTAACAGCAACGCCAGCTGCCCGGCCCCTAAACAAAACAATGAGTGCAGAGACTGCAGACAATGTTGGGATCCAAAAATTAAAACAGTTTCTTATGGTAAACATTAAGATGGGGGGCCTGAAGGGTGAACGGGTAAGACCGCAATCTATACGCCCCCTAATAAAATTCCCGCGTGGAATAAATTCGGATCAGGTCATTAGCGGAGCGAGCGCGACGGTGCGAGTGCAGCGTGCATCCTGGTCCGGGCCTCAAGCGCCAAGCTTCAAGCACCAAGCCTCAAGCACCAAGCTCACTAAGCGTCAAGCGACAAGCTTCAAGCCCCAAGCACAAAGGCTCAAGCTTCAAGCCGCAAGCTTCAAGCTCCAGGATTGAGGAGCCTGGAAAAAGTTTCACGGTACTCGGACCGAGGGCCTCTACCAAGATAAATGTATTGTTTGGATGCTTCACATGAAAGCTAATTTGATGTGGAGAGAACGTCACCTTGTTACTCTTCGTGACTTTTAGTTCTATTGTAAAAAAGTGGCCCCTAGCATTGCTGACCAGTAAATCAGGAGTCCCATGTAAGCTATTATTTTCAAGTCGAATAAGCGAAAAATCACTAAAACTTTTCTTAACTTTTTGATATAATTTACGCTCTGGTCCCATACATTTTTGGGGGTAACATCGTCATTCATTTAATAATCCTTCTGAAGTTTTTCTGGCAAGATAAGCTTCGAAGGTTTTTCAGTTTTCATAACCAATCTGTGTGCACTATGACCTGGCTGTCCTATAATTGGAACTGCATTTTCATGCACTTCCATACGTCGGATAGCATGTAACTTTCCTTTTATCTCTACATAGATAACTGCGTTTTTTACTGCGTCGGAACCTTTTGTAAATTGACTTAGGTATAGTTGCAAGTCTTGTACTCTCATGAATCTTGTCGTCTCAACTTGTTGGATAAATCTACTATCACTTTTCTATAACCTTGCAAGAGATTTTTATTACTTTCGTTTTCAGATTGTATTTTTTTTAAATGTGATATTTCTAATTTTTGTACACTAACTAAATGTTGAAAGCCTGCAATCGTTGCATGCAATTCATCTATTTGTTTAGTCAAATCTAGTTCTCCTCTGTCATCTTTCATCTATTGACTTTATAGGATAGTTACCTTAAATTGTCAACTATGGGATTACCAAAGAGACTTACAGAAATGCAACAAAGATTCGCCGAGTTTTTAGTATTCGGTGGACCTGAAGGACCTATGACTCAAGGAGAAGCAGCTATAGCTGCTGGGTACAGCTCAAAGAGAGCAAGACAAGAAGGATCAGAACTTTGCAATCCTAAACTATCTCCACTTGTTGTAAAATATATTGGTCAACTAAAAGAAGAAAGACTTAGAAAACATGAAGTCACTTACGAGGGACACGTAGCAGAACTTGCTAGACTCAGAGAGGCCGCTTTAAAGAAAGGATCATTCTCTTCAGCAGTGAATGCGGAAGCAAACAGAGGAAAAGCAGCAGGACTATACATAGATAGAAAGATAATAAAAACAGGAAAGTTAGAGGACCTATCAGAACAAGAGTTAGAAGCAAAAATGAAACAGATAATAGACGATTACGGACAGTTAATAAATGTAACTCCTGCATCTATAACTTCTGAATCTTCTTCACCCACTGACGAGGAATCATCGTCCGATCCCCAAACGTAATACCATCTTCATCTTTATCGTAAGACGCAAATAATTTTATAGACTTATCATCTTTAGAATATAACCAACCTTCATTAACAGGTCTTGCAAGTTTCATCTTATCAAACTCTTTGTCCGTAGCCCAGCCAGAGTCACTAACACAATCGATCCACTCCACTCTAACCTTTTGAAAAGGTATATCCGGAGTCGTTTCAGTGATGATAGCTTTTCTTCTTTTCTTAGGCATACAACCTTATAGTACAATAGTTCAAATCAGTCTAGTTGCCATATTTTGAACACAATTCAATACCCCCGATACCTACAAATAATTTTGTACCCAACTTCAGAAAAAAACTTTTTTTCCAGATTTACCCCTCGCAGGTTTCGGGATCGTTATAAATCAACACTTCTAGCCTTCGCGCTACCCCTCGGGGACCCCTCGGGATTTTCATTTACCCCTCGGGGTTACCTTGAAAAAACACGTCTTTTTTAGAATCATTCTAAACTATAGCCTTTTTTGTAAAATTTACCCCTCGCGCTGCGAAGGGTAAAAGGGCAATCCCGAACCCTAGAATCAATTTGCGAACCCTAGAGAATTTGTTTGTCTGCCTTATTTTTGCCATAATATTTCCTCATTACGGCCACTTTGTCTTCAGCTTCTGCAATAATTTGTAATAGTTTGTCAACCTCACCTGTAATATCTATGTGCTCAGGTATTATAATATTGTTTTCATTAAAAGATTGTATTTTATATCTTGCGTCCTCAATAATTGATTCATATCTTTTTAGAAGCGTTGTAAATAACATATCATTCATTAGTAAAATCCTCCTTTGTAATATTTACTTTTGCTTTTTCTTTTTCGTCATGTACTAGGTCATAATACATGTCTAATCTTTTTAAAAACTCATGTTTATAGCGCCTTAATTCTGCCCCAGTTACGACAAATTCTTGATAATATAGGTCAGGCGTGCATACCATGATAACTCCTTGTTCAATTTTGGAGTTGTGGACGTAGTCATGGGCCATGGCGTACGCTGCGATTTGCAAATAATAATCTTCGATCCATTCTTTCTTCTTCGGACGGTTAGACTGCTTGAAGTCAACAACAGTTTCATGACCGTTGTGTAAACAGACAAGGTCTGTTGAACCTGCGTATAGGCCTGGATAATATAACGTAACTTCCGAACCATACCATTCATCAACCGGTGTGAGACCCACATCAATAATTTTTTCGGCCATGGTTTTCGCCTTCTGTCCGAGTTCTGTAAGATCATCGTAGCCAGTTCCGAGTATATAATGTTCCAGGAACTTGTGCATAGCTGTCCCCCTACTACTAGATATATTTTTGATTCGTTCTGCTTCTGCTTCACCGACTTTGGCCTTCCATTCTTTTAAGAATTGTTGATTTTTGGTACGCCCTAATACAGTAGTAACTGAAGGAAGTCTAGAACCATTTACATCATAGAGCCGTGTTCCATGATCCTCGATCCGTGAGGCATCCACATAGGTATACTTCTCACTCTTCTTAATCTTTCGACCAATGTTATGATACTCTTCTATGTCCTTATCATCCATCATGATTTCTTTTTAGTTAGAACTTCTATACCCTTATCAGTAATATAATATCCTTCTAACTCCTCATCTTTTTTTATTTTTTTACCGAAGATTCTATCGTAACCTTCTTTATATTTTTTAGTCGTGGGTCTTGATCGACCGTCCCATTTTTCTTTCTTAGTCATAATTTTCTTTTTAACTCCTCTAAGTATTCTCTGTTTTCTTGGTCCCTGATTAATTTTTCATGCTCCTTGTCTTGTTTACTTTTTAATATTTTTACATGTTCACGCCATGCCCAAGCATTTAACTGACCGGCATACTTCATGATAAAATGTAAACCTTGGTATATATACTTATCAAACATTATTCTTTTACCAATGCTCCTTTCTTAATCTGATTAAGTGGTGCTGAGTCATGGACATTACCACTAACTGATACTCTAACACAATCAGAGTTATATGGACTAACCCAATGTTTTAACCACGCAGGAAAGATAAACATCTCCCCGTCTTTCGGAAAGTATGACATATACGTTATACAATCCCTAATTCCTTCACCATACATAAACTGTATACCCCCTGGTCCACAAGACTTACCGGTATATTCTTTGTTTTCTTTTTGTAATGGTTCTGGGACTGATAAGTATATCACAAACGATAACTTACCATCATGATCATGTGGTGGGTTAAACTCATATTGACGTTGAAAATTACACCACAAAGC